TAAAGTATCAACCGGAAGCCTTAATCTAGATATCGCGACAGGCGGTGGCCTATCTCCTGGACTACATAGGTTCATCGGAATGAATGAAGGTGGTAAAACTTCTGAAGCACTTGAGGTCGCGAAAAATTTTCTTAAAACAATTAATGGTTCAAGGGCCTTACTTTTTAAAGCCGAAGGAAGATTAAGCAAAGAAATTAAAGATCGGTCAGGATTAAAATTTGTTACAAACCCATCTGAATGGGTAGATGGAACGTGCTTTGTTTTTGAATGCAATATATTTGAAACAGTTTCAGAATTAATGAAAGATCTAATTCAATCTAATGATGAAAATAAAAAGTACATTTTTATTCTTGATTCGGTTGATGGTCTTATTACGAAAGGGGATAAAGAAAAAACTTTAAGTGAAGCGACTAAGGTAGCGGGTGGAGCAGTCATATCTTCAATGCTTATGAAAAAAATTTCGCTTGCATTATCAAAGCGTGGACATATAGCAATATTTATTAGTCAAGTTCGTTCTGATATTAAACTTGATCCATATGCCGCAAATAAAGATGTAAGACAAACTACAGCTACTGGCGGGAATGCATTATTACATTTTGCTAATTGGATTCTTGAATTTGAACCTCGTTATAATAAAGATCTTATTCTTGAAAAACCAAATGAAAAATATGACGCGGTAAAGAATAAAATCATTGGACATAATGTAAAAATTGGCATTAAAAAATCAACAAATGAATCTACAAATTCTAAAGTTCAATATCCAATTAAATATGGTAGAAAAGAAGGTTCATCGGTTTGGAAAGAATATGAAGTAATTGATCAAATTTTATCTTGGGAATTTGCAAGCGCTAAAGGAGCATGGGTTACGTTCTCTGATGAAATTATTGAAGAACTTAAAAAATCCAACATTGAACTTAAAAAACAACATCAAGGTATTGACAACTTAAGATCCTATTTAGAAGAAAATAAAACAATAACTGATTATTTTTACGACAAATTTATTAAGACTCTTGCATCATGAGGTTATTAAATATTAACGGTAAACTCGTTAATAAAAACATAAGAAAGTGTTTAGTTAATTGGGAAGGAAAAAGTAGAAGTAAACTACAATTTAAATTCAAACAATTTTTTTATCCATATTGGAAAAATCATATAGTTTACGAGGAGTTTCCAGTATACGGAACAATGCTTAAAGTCGATTTTTTAAATGCAACAAAACGGATAGCAGTCGAGATACAAGGCAATCAACACGAATCCTTTAATGAATTTTTTCATGAAAGCTCAAGGCTTAAATATCTTCAAAGCATAAAAAGAGATGTTCAAAAAGAAAAATGGCTAGAAATGAATGATTTTAAATTCTTAGAATTGTATGAAAGTGACCTCAAAAACTTAACACCACAATATATAGAAGAAAAGTGCGGAATATTGATCATTTAAGTGTAAAAGCTTGTGGTGACGAATAAAAAAAAGTTTAATTTTCCTAATAATCTTCTTAAACAATTAGATGAATGTAGTTTTGGTGGATATATTTTATTTAATTTTAACTCAAAAGGAGACCCGCAGGTTTTTACAAAATTTGACAATCAAATGAATGCTATGGCATTATTATATTATGTTGGATCTTGGATTAGCACGGTAGATCAAATTAATATGGATGCAACAGCTGATGCGATTTTAAGGCAAGATGATAGAAATAATGGCGACAATTTAGATGATTTAGATGGTGATGATCAAGACGAAAAAAACACATAAATAGCAAACTTGACTTTAATTTTAAAAATTGGTAAGATATAATATATAATGATATATTCCTTACAGGTAGAAAGACACGTTTTAAGTGGACTTTTGAAATACCAAGATTTATTTTCTGATGTAGATGTATTCTTAAACGAAAATGATTTCTTTCATGAAGTACATTCTGTAATATATGCAGTTTATAAAAATACAAAATATAAAGGGGAAAAAGTAGATAAAGTTCTTTTGGCAGAAAAAATTAAAAATTTAGGAATATCTTTTAAAGATGAAATTAATATATATGATTATATAGATAATCTTTCGTTTTCTCAAATCACAGAACAAGCCACAATGGACGCCTGTAAAGAATTAATAAAATTAAGAATAAGAAGAGAAATTAGTGAAACCGCAGATAAACTAAAAACTTATGTAAATAAAAGTCCAGAAGAAGATATAGATAGAATTATCTCACAAGCAGATGTGATTTACAATCAAAAAATATCGTCATATGTATCAAATGACGAACCAATAAATTTATTTAAAGATGTAGAAGATGTTATAGAAGAACTTGGAAATTCTCCAAAAGAAGACGTAGGATTAATAACTCCATATCCAGAATTTAATAGATTGTATGGTGGTTTAAAAAATGGAAATATTTATGCAATAGTTAGTAGACCTGGACAAGGAAAATCGACTTGGATTAATGACATATGTTTTAATATAGGAATATCTGCTAAAAATAAAACTAAAACATTAATTTTAGATACAGAAATGCAAACCTTTGATATTCAATTAAGAATGGTTTCTTCATTATCTGATGTACCAATGTGGTATCTTGAAACCGGCAATTGGAGAAAGAATGAAGAGATGACTAGAAAAGTTAGGGCTGCTTGGGCATTAGTAAAAAATTATGAATATTATCATTATCATGTCGGGTCTAAAAATATTGACCAGATATGTTCTATTATTAGAAGATGGTATATGTCAAAAGTCGGTAGAGGTAATCAAGCTTTAATTGCGTATGATTATGTAAAATTAACTGGAGAAAAGGTAGGCCAAAACTGGGCAGAGCATCAAGCTATTGGAGATAAAATTGATAAACTAAAAAGAATTTCGGAAGAAATAAAATGTCCCATAATTACAGCCATGCAACTGAATAGATCTGGCGAAAACTTTAATAGAAATGCATCTAATGTTACAGATGATAGTTCAGCCATAGCCTTGTCAGACAGGCTCCAATGGTTTGCTTCATTTGTAGCGATTTTTAGAAGAAAAACCTTAGACGAATTAGCTTTAGATGGTCAAGAGTTTGGAACTCATAAACTTATACCAACAAAAACTCGATTTCAAGGAAGAGAAGCGGCTGGGCATCAAGATTTGGTAAGAAGATTAGATGCTGCCGGTAAAGAAGTTTGGGCGCAAAATTATTTAAATTATAATGTTCATAATTTTAAGATAGAGGAAAGAGGTTCTTTACATACAATAGCAGAAAGACAAAGAGAAAGATATCAACTTGACGATAGAAATAGCAATGATGGCGAGATTTTATGAGCGTAAAACTTATATCAATCACTAGTCCGGATATAAATGAAATAAAAAATGCGGAGGATTTAATTGCTTTTTGTGCTCGCGTTAGCAATCCAAATAACCAAATTAATATAGAAACTGCGCCAAAGTTATTAAAATTTTTAATAAAACATAAACATTGGTCACCGTTCGAAATGGTTGATATGACTTTAGAATTAAAAACCAGCAGAGCGATTGCCGCGCAAATTTTAAGACATAGATCATTTTCTTTTCAAGAATTTAGCCAAAGATATAGCGCGGCAAATGATTATGAAGATATAGAATTAAGACTACAAGGAGACAAAAATAGACAAGTTGGAGAACAGCTATTGCCAATAAATACAAAAGCCTATGATCAAATATCGAACTTATTAGCAGAATCAATCTCTTTATCTCATCATTGTTACGAGACGATGATTGAAAATGGTATCGCTAAAGAAGTCGCTAGAATGGTGCTTCCATTAACAACTCAAACCACAATGTATATGAAAGGCTCTTTGAGAAGTTGGATTCATTATATAGACCTAAGAACAGAAAAAAATACGCAAAAAGAACACAGGATTTTAGCTGAACAATGTAAAAATATTTTTATAAAAAAATTTCCAATAATATCTGAGGCATTAGAATGGAAGAAAATATAAATAACGTATATCAAATATTAACAAATATTGGCTACTCTTTAAAAGATTATGGTCGAGAGTATAGGACCAAGCCAATCTACAGAGACAGCGATAATGATACTGTATTAAGAATATATAAAGACTCTGGATTTTGGGTGGACTTCAAAGAAAATACTAGCGGAGATTTACCAAGCTTAATTAAATTAAGTCTTAAACTAAATTCTCATGAAGAAGCAAAAAAATGGTTAAAGGAAAAAAATTTTGCGCCAGTTAATATTATTAAAGACAAACCCAAAATAAAAGATAAAAAAATATTCGACAAAGAAGTGCTTACCAAATTAAATCCCGACCATATTTATTGGATAAACCGAGGAATAGAAGCAGAAGTAATAAAAGAATTCCAAGGCGGAGTAGCTTCTGGTGGTAAAATGAAAAATAGGTATGTCTTTCCAATATTTAATTTAAATAAAGATTTAATTGGATTTTCTGGAAGAGATATAACCAATCAAAGCAAAATAAAATGGAAACATCTAGGAGACAAAAGCTCTTGGAGTTATCCAAGCCATTTAAATTTAGATATTTTAAATGAAAAAAAAGAGATATTTTTAATTGAAAGCATAGGAGATTGTTTGTCTTTATGGCAAAATGATATTAAAAACACGATAGTAACATTTGGTTTAGAAATAAGCATTTCTGTATTAAATTTACTTCTAAGGATAGATCCGAATAAAATTTATATTGCATTTAATAATGATTCAGAAAAAAATAATGCCGGTAATTTTGCAGCAGAAAAAGCAAAAAATAAACTTTTAAGATATTTTGATCGTAATCAAATCGATATAAAATTACCAATTAAAAAAGATTTTGGAGAAATGACGAAAGAGGAAATTTCAGAATGGAAAACGAAAATTTAAAAATATTATCTGCTTCTAGAATAAAAACTCTTGAAACCTGTTCTTGGGTTTATTGGAATAATTATCATACTAAAGTCCCACAATCTCAAAATGATGGAGCCTTAAGAGGAACGATTTGTCATACAATATTTGAGCTACTTTTAAGTCCTAAACATAAAAATCATTTTGATAAGATTATAAAGAAAAATTCTATTAAAGGGAGCAAACCCGTAACTAGACTAGTAAAGCGATTAAAGGCAAAAGTGGGACTAAATGAATCTAATTTTGAATTACTTGATCAAATGATTTTAGTTGGTTTAAAAAATGATTTTTTTGGAGAGGGCGGTAAAATAGTTAAACCAGAATATTCATTTGAAATTAAAAATGATCAGCCCAAATATCATATCAAAGGCTTTATAGATAAACCAATTAAAAAGAAAAAAGAAATGCATATCATTGATTATAAAAGTTCTAAATATAAATTTAGAGGAGATGATCTTGAAGCAAATATTCAAGCAATGATGTATAGTTTAGCTAGCAAAAAACTTTGGCCTAAATTAAAACCAATTGTTAAATTTTTATTTTTAAGATTTCCTAAACAACCAATACAGGAGCTATCTTTTACTGAAGAACAAATTAATGGATTCGAATACTATTTGGAACATATTAATGATTATATTAATAATTTCAATGAAGATTCTGCAAAAGCAAATTTTGCTGCCGATAATGAAAAAAATAAATGGATGTGTCAAATCGGGGGATGGAAATGTCCTTATAAAGACCCTTTCGAATATTACGTAAAATTAAATAAAAATAATGAAATAATTGAAACAAGTTTACAAAATAATTTTAAAGACCTAAGTGGATTTACAGTAGAAAAAAGAAAATATCAAGGATGCCCCAAATGGAATACTAATAGTAAACGAAAAGATGAATTTTTAGAAAAAACAAATAAAACAGATGATTTTTTAGATTGATGATATTAAGTATTTATAGTAAAATCTTAACATGAATATATTACCTATATTTAAATCTCATTACAGTATAGGCAGATCAATTTTGACTTTGGAGGACGAGGAGTATTCTGAGAAATATCCAGATTCAATAATTCAAATTGCAAAAGATAATAATTTCAAAACATTATATCTTGTAGAAGATAATATGACGTCCTTTTTACAAGCTTATACAAATACTAAAAAATATAATATAAATTTAAGGTATGGATTAAGATTAACTATAACAGATAATATTTTAGAAAAAAAAGAAGATAATAAAAACAAAAACTCTAAAGTAATAATATTTTTTAAAAATGATAAAGGATACAGAAAGCTTATAAAATTATTTAGCATCGCCGCAAAAGAGGGTTTTTACTACGAACCAAGAATTGATTATAAAACTCTAAAGGAAAATTGGTCTGACGAAGATCTTTTGTTATGCATTCCTTTTTATGATTCTTTTATATTTAACAATCTTTTAAGAGGATATCTATGTATGCCTGAAATAGAATTTACCAAGCCTATTTTCTTTTTAGAAGAAAATGAAATGCCTTTTGATAAACTTTTAAGAAATAAAGTAATAGAATATACAGAAAAAAATAAATGCGATACAATCGAAGTAAAAAGTATATATTATAAATTAAGAAAAGATTTTAAATCATATCTGACTTTTAGATGTATTAATTCTAGAACAACTTTAAATAAACCTGAATTAGAACACATGACTAGTACGGAATTTTGTTTTGAAAATTGGTTGGAGAAAACTAAACATGGATGAGCATTTATTAAGATATAATAAAAATAAAACATTTGTTTTAATCGATTTTGAAACATTCAATCTTTGTTTGAACTTTTGTCATAACTTGCCTTGGCAAGTAGGCATGATTAAAGCAAAAGGAGATTTTAAAGTAGATAATAAAAATTTTTATATTAATTGGGATACTGATTTAAAAATTAGTCAAGATGCAGCAAGAATCACGAGATATGATCACAAGAAAGTAGAAAAACAAGGTTTAGATGTAAAAGATGCGTTTCCAACAATAAAGGATTGGTTAGATCATGCAGATTATATTATCGGGCATAATGTTTTAGGATTTGATGTTTATTTAATTAAAGAACTTTATAAATCCATGAATTGTCATTGGGATCATCTTTTAAATAAAATAATTGATACAAATTGTATTGCAAGAGGAATAAAATATAATATTCCATACAAGAAAGAAGAAAATCTTTTAGAATATCAATATAAAATATATCATACCAAAAGAAAAGACGTAAAAAGTTCTTTAACAGTTTTAGGAAAAGAAAATGGTATAGAGCACGACTACGAAAGGCTTCATGACGCTTTAAATGATCTTGACTTGAATTTAAAAATATGGAATAAATTAAAATGGCAGGTAAATATTTAATATGGCTTCATTAGATGACATTTATGATATTGTTGAAAAAATGGATAAATCTAATATAGAATATCTATTGATAACTATTCAAAAAGGTAAAAAGAATGGTAAGGCGGATGTGTTCTATAATTTAAATGATAAAAATTCTTTTAAGGTATTAGCCCAAGGGTTAAAAGCTTTTCAAGATCAAATAGATAAAGAAAATGATTGATTTAAAAAATTTCGATAAAAATTTTGCCAATATAGATCTTCCTCTTCATGGAGTAAGATTGCCAGAATTTGAAATATCTAATCACTACAAACATAAACTTGAAATTAGTGAAGATTCATCAAATTATGACTTCCTAAGAGCACTAGCTTTAAAAAAATTCAAAGAATTAAATGTAAAGAAGAATTCGGACGAATATAAGAAATATATAGATAGAGCAAAACATGAGCTAGAAACTATTAAAGAATTAGAGTTTGTTGACTATATTTTATTAGTTTGGCATGTTATTAATTATTGTAAAGAAAATAATATACCAGTAGGGCTAGGTAGAGGTTCAGCCGCTGGATCCTTAATCTTATATTTAATCGGAGTTACGAATATAGACCCAGTAAAATATGACCTTTATTTTGAAAGATTTATATCCAAGATTCGCGCTAAAAAGCAGGTTGTTGATGGAATAACCTATTTAGATGGTAGTTTGATGTGTGACGTTGATTTGGATATTTGTTATTATAATAGACATAAAGTACTTCAATATCTAGAAGATAAGTTTAAGGGCAAAACGAGTAAAATTTTAACTTTAAATACTTTAAGTGGTAAATTATTAATAAAAGAATGTGGAAAAATAATTGGAGAAAAAACAGATCAAGAAATGACCGAAATCTCATCTTTAATACCTAAGATATTTGGTCAAGTGAAAGATATTGAAGAAGCTTACGCAGAGGTCTCAAAATTTAAAGAATGGTGTGATCAAAATAAAGAAATATATGAAATAGCTTTAAAATTAAGAAATTTAATTAAAAATAAAGGAGTTCATCCTTCTGGTGTATTACTTTCTCATAGCGAATTAGAATCTGCATGTCCAACCGAATTTTCTAGTGATAAAGAGCCAGTTTCAAGTTTTGATATGAATTGGGCAAGTTTATTTAATATTAAATTAGATATTTTAGGACTTAGAAGCGTTTCGGTAGTGGATGATGTTTGTAAGAACATTAATATAAAATTACAAGATATAAATTTGAACGATGAATCTATTTATAGAAATTTACAAGATTTAAGAAGTCCTCACGGCCTGTTCCAAATTGAAGCGGAAACTAATTTCAGAGTTTGCCAAAAAGTTAAACCAAAAAATTTAGAAGAGTTAAGTGGCGTATTAGCTTTGGCTAGACCTGGCGCACTTCAATTTGTAGAAAAATATGCAAAACATACTAACACAGACGAATATGAAACCATCCATCCATTTTTTGATGATATTCTTAAACATACTGGCGGCGTTGCGCTTTATCAAGAGCAATTGATGCAAATGGCGCATAAAATTGGATTTACTTTAGATGAAGCAGAAATCTTAAGAAGAATTGTAGGTAAGAAAAAAACTGACGAAATTAAAGCTTGGCAGAAAAAAATTGAATTAAAAATAAAACAAAATAAACTACCAAAAGAAGTTGGAGATATTCTATGGAAAATTTTGGAAGATTCTGCAAATTATTCTTTTAATAAATCCCACTCAATAGCTTATGCGGCTTTGGCAGCTATTACAATATATTTAAAATTCAACTACCCACAACAATTCTTTTTATCTTTACTAAAGATGACTAGACATGAGCCAGATCCTATTGGCGAAATTTCTAAAATACAACAAGAGATGGCTGCATTTGGAATTAAGCTTTTAAAACCTCATATTATTAAATCCGAAATGGACTTTTCGATCGAAGGAAATGATATTAGATTTGGCTTGCTTTCAGTAAAAGGCATTTCTGATAAATCAATAGAAAAATTAAATAGTTTCAGAAATAAATACTCTAATAAATTTGAAATATTTCAAGCCGCAGAAGAAGCAGATCTTAACA